CTATACACAAACCCCACGGACGCAATCAAAGCCAATCGCTGACCAATTGCTCGGTGTGCGATACTCTGTATGCATGGATGGTTTCTGTATTGATAACACGATATTTCCTTTTGTTTTAATTCATTCAATATAACAATTATACTCTTATATATGTATATAGGCAAGATTTTTCTTAATATATACCAAACTTGTTGTATTTTTACAACGTACTATTCAAAAATGATTCTTTCCAACCAATATCCGTTTGTTTTACCGGACCGTCCGGATTATTTACACCTTCAAATACGTCCCAAAGTTTCTCCTTGATTGCAAACCTTGAGAACAAACTAACTTCCATTCCATGAGCTTCTATTTCCCAAGGTTGACAATAGTAATTAGTATCACTTGATATCTTCATGCCTTTCCAACGAGTTAATGTTTCGTTGGTTTCACCATAAAGGAATTGTTTAACATGAACCATTTCATGTGCAATTGTTTTTAAAATATCAGGTGCACCAATTTCTGAATTTATTTCTACTAAAAATTCTCTTGGTTTACCACTACTATTACAATCTTCAACGGAAGCGTAACCATAAACATCTAATTCAGCATTAAATTTAACTTGTAGAAATACGTTTTCTGACATTTTCTTACTAAACAATTCTTCAGCATAAAATAAAATTGCACGTTTGACGTATGGTCTGAATAGTTTTTTATCAGGACAACCAACTATACTTAATTGCATCAGGTTTTCTCCTCTTTAGAAAGTTGACCTAATAATTTCATATCCAAGTTATCGTCACACAAACGTATTTATCTTTAAACCTTTTCAACATCAACATTACACTTCTTTAAGAAATTGATACCATCATCAGAACGGTAATTATTACCGAAATAAACTTTCTTAATTCCTGCCGTAAATATCTGTTTAGCACAATCCATACAAGGAGAATGGGTCAGGAACATTGTGGAACCATCTCCAGACTCAGAACTCTTAGCGAGTTTAGCGATGGCATTGGCCTCCGCATGAATTACTTCTGGTCTAGTTTTCCAACCGGAACCCAAATCACCATCTTCAACCCAATACTCACAATCATTATGCCAACCAGGAGGTGTTCCATTATATCCAATGGAAATGATACGATCATCTTTTACAATGATAGCACCAACTTTTAAACGTCTGGCTGTGGATAATTGAGCAAATCTTTTTGCTGTATCCATGTACGCATCAATAAATTTTTGTTTCATAATATATCCTTTTGGTGGGGGTAGAGAGATTCGAACTCTCATGCCGAAGCGTTTGGGCTTAAACCAAGTGTGTCTACCAATTTCACCATACCCCCAAAAATCATTTTACTGCGTTAGTTAAAAAGATGTTTTGGTGGGCCCAACGGGATTTGAACCCATGACCTATCGTTTATGAGACGATTGCTGCTAACCAGACTGAGCTATAGGCCCACTAAAACAACCTTTTATAATATCTTCTATCTCTTTCTTTTTAATTATACATAATTATTTAACCCGTGTTACAATATCTTTATAACCACTACCCGTAGGATGAATATTGTCGGTACTAATACCTCGAATAGGTAACACCGTATCACCATAGTATTCGGCTATATTACGTACAATTTTTTGAATCTCATCAACTGGTAAGTTTTGTGGTGCTTTAAGATTACCATGCGGTAAAATCCAAAATACATTTTTAGCACCGACACGTTGGCGAATTTCAAACAGTTCATCATAGCTTTTAACATATTTGTGATCGTTTGAACCAAGACTAATAATAACTGTATCTGCATAAAAACTACCTGGATACATCTTATTAAACTGCCATGTGTTAATTCCACCTTTGCCTTGTAATTCGCATTGTGGCATAAACATTTTAGTACCAACTGCAATACTATCACCTAAAATCAAACATTCTAACATAATAATCCTTTGGTCCGGCGTGAGAGAATCGAACTCCCGTTAGAAGGGTAGAAGCCTACTGTATTGTCCACTATACGAACGCCAGATTAATCTTTATAGTCAATTTTGTTTATATAACGAAATTTCATATCATCAGACCAAGCCGTTACATAATCATTGTCTTTATCGTAAAGTTCCAAATACTGTTCTTTTGAAATTTCACGGGAAGATGTAATAACTTCATCTAGATGTTTTTGTGAAAACTCCTGCCAACCATCTTTATATGAACTAGCATTCACTACAACTTCATCTAGTGCATCCATTTCTTCTTTGGCTTCCACAACATAACGTTGACGAAACATGGAAATAGTTTCAACTAGGTACAGTTTCTTTGTCATTTTCAATTCCTAAAAAAACATTGGTAATTTTATAACGAATCATATCTGGAATATTTGTAAAAGGTTCTTCTAAAAGAAATGGACAACCAGTATTTCCCCAAGCAGATTTAATCAAAAAACTTTTAACTAATTTAATATCTAATGCACTACTAACATCAAAGTACCTACGTTGTCGTACTGCTTCGTCAAGTTTACTCATTGTTTCACCTTTTTAAAAGAATCTTTCCGCATCCATCTTGTAAATGGATCTTTCAACTTCATTTTGACGGCGATAAATTCCACACCTTCAATTTCTTTTGAAGGCCAATCAGGACAAGTATAATAAACATCTTGATTAAAGACGTTAATAATTTGGGAGATGGATTGTTTAGATTTCATTTGTTTCATAATATAATTCCACTAGTATAGACTCTATTATACTATAGATAATAGGTCCTGTCAATAGATTTTTTGATGAGTGTTGCTAAAAAACAACACTCATTATTACCAATTAGTCTCTAATGGTAATCATCCTAACGACCTCTTGAGCCTTCACCATGTTTTCCAACCATACTTTAAGCATACCATTTGCTAATTCGGCATCTTTAATTTCTACCTTGTCAGCAAGTGTAAACTCACGGTTAAATCCACGGTTAGCAATACCTTTGTGTAGGTATTCTCCTTCCTCATCTTTTGCAGAACCTTTGATTACCAGTTTCTTACCTTCCGTGGTAATTTCAATATCTGATTTCCCAAAGCCAGCAACTGCCATTTCTATGACATATTTGTTGTCTTTAACTTTTTTGATATTGTATGGAGGGTATCCTGATGCTTTCTGTGCAGCTTCAGCTGCCTGACGGAAAGTTTCAATGGTATCACCAAAACCAATGGTGAAAGGATCTAAAGATTTGTGGAAGCTTTCCAGAGATGGAAATCGTTTGTCGTAACTTGTCATAAGTTCCCCTTAAATTAAGCGAGTTGTCAAAAAAAAACTGTAGACCCCGAAGGCATCTACAGTTCTATTTATAACACATTCAGGAACTCAGGTCAAGCTATATAGGATTTTTTACCAATACTATATTTTGGAACTAAATTCCAATCTTCTTTCTCTTTATGAGAAATTATTTTCACCTGGGACAAAAATATCGGTGCCGGGACTTCAGATTCTTCCACATTAACAATACTTACCAGTCCCCAATCCTGCAATAGTTTAGCTATGGCATTCCTACGAGAAAGGTCGTTTTCGGTAATATCAGTTGGTTTACCATCCAAAGCAAATAGTTCTTTGAAATGTACAATATAATACTTACCTTGTTTATGTAAAATATGACAAGATTGGTATAGTGTTTTGTCTTTCTTGGAAGCCACACCGATACGAGTTAAAGTTTCTCTCACCTTTAGAAAATCATCTTTTTCGTTTAATGTAACTTCAATCAAATCTAAGATTGAAATCATTACTTGATCACTCCGCCTTTATTTGTTTTTGCTTTTATTTCAGCGATTTGTTCATCATTTAGAATCCGCAAAACATCTTTAGCTTTTTCATTTGAATAACCAAAATACTGTTTTACACACTCTAAATCTTTATTTACTTCAGCCTTTTGCCACGGTTGAAATTTCCGTTTCATTGGTCTGATAGTATTTAGAAGATAAGAATATTGCATATCCGGATCAAGTTGGTTATGCACGTTCATTTCATTGGCGTATAAAATACAATCTAGATGATAAGACAAGGCTCGGTTGACCATAAAGGCCTTGTAATCTTTCAAGTCTATTTCATCACGGATTACATTCTTTTTGGTTTGTAGAATTGATGGTACAATTTCTTTGAATAAGTCAGGCATCACTTAAACTCACAATCAATCATGATTTCTGTTAAACAGGCAATCATATTGATTTCGTGGTCTGCTACGAATGCTGCCTGATACTGGTACTTAGCAAGAATCAGAACCAACTGTGGAACTGAATTTGGTTTCAATAAATCATAAAGGCCATCATAAAATTTACGAAAAATCTTGGATGGATCATTATCCAAATTTGAAGTTACCCATTTACGAGTAGTTCCAAAATCTTTATTTTGTAAAGATTTAACCAGTTCACCAAGTTGAACATCTGAAACTGAAGATAAGATACCTTTATCAATAACACCAGATACAGAATACCGTTGAAGTTCATTTAGAATTCTACGATTATCAGGAAAGTGTTTTGTGATAACTGCGGCAACAACTTCTTTGTCGTATTGAACCTTTTCTTGTTCAAGAATCCATTCCACACGTTTAAAGAATTGTGCAGCCATCTTGGCTTTAGAACCATTCAGTTTGAAATCAATCACAGAACAACGTGAGTGAATTGGATCAATGATACGATTCTTATAATTACAAGTAAAGATGAATGAACAGTTACCTGCAACCTCCTCGATTGCACCACGCAGCGCAGGTTGCGTTGAATTTGGATTTAGATAGTCCGCTTCATCTATAATAATGACCTTACGACCACCAGAGAAACTCATTGCTGAGGCATAACTCTTAATCTTGTTGCGAAATACATCAATACCAGATTCATCTGAACCGTTGATGACGATATAATCACAACCAATTTCATCACATAAAGCTTTGGCTACTGTAGTTTTACCTACACCAGCAGAACCAGAAAGAAGAAGGTTTGGAATCTCTTTTCGGTTTACATACTCTTGAAAAGTTGCCTTGAGAGCATCAGGTAAAATACAATCTTCAATTTTATGTGGACGGTACTTCTCCACCCATAACAAATGACTCATTCACTACTCCCATAATATAAAATATAATTTACTAACTACTATCTTTTTCCTGCATCAACTTAACAAATTCAGGACCAATATATTCAAAAACAAGTTTCTCCATTGCCGATTTCATATTTTTTTCTGAGTCATCAATTAATTGTTGTTCTTCAGAATTTTTTGGTGTACCGATTCTTGAAACTAAATCTGAATGTACTTTGGCAATATCTTTTTGTTTTTGTTCAAAGTCTTGTTGTTCCTGTTCAGTTCTCATTTAACCTCCGTGATTCCCTCAAACAAGGCTTCAAACTCCTTAGATTCAGCAACTTCTTCTTGGAAAGATTGTTTGTATTGTACTCTTGCCATCTTACGCAGAATTTTCTTAGGGATTTTTAACAGATCATAAGTTGCATCTGTGATATCTTTCATTTCAAGTTTCAAAGCATCCTGCTTGTGCATGACAACAATCATTTCATCAATTGCACCTTTGAGGTTCTTTAATTGTTCATCGGTAAAATTACCGAATAGTGTCTGTACGGCCATTATTGTTCTCCGACATTAATTCGTGCAACAACTTCTAATAGAGAATCCTCAACAACAACAGTACCATTGCTTAATGATAAAGCTGTTTTACCTTTTGATTCATTCTCATCCATAACCTCAAAAACTGCAATAACATTTTTAGTGTTAATTGCAATTTGATTACCCGACCTTGACTCTTTTACCCAAATCAACATAGTTTTTATCCTAAAGAAGAAATATCCTTTTCGATTGCAATCACATACTCAATTGCACCGTTTGAATTCTTAAAACGACTGAATCCTTTAAGCGTAACATCAACCTGATATGTTCCGGGAATCATCTTCCAATAATCAGTTTTGAACACAACTTTAAATTTAGTTCCGTTACCATCACCAATCTGAATTGTGTTGTTTGATTTAGAGTCATCTTTGCCATCAAACGTAAAGATTTCTACTTTCTCACCATCAGATTGTACAGCAATGTTTGGTAACGAAAGAACAGATGCAGTTTTCAAAACCCAATCTAAATCTTCAGCTACAAGTGTAAAAGATAAATCATACACATCAACGTTGATACCTTTTTCTGGTGCAACTACGATTTGTGATTCATCAGCCATACGATATGTGGTGTTATAACGACCTTTTCTGAAAATAACATTGTTATTACCATCAAACTCAAGTTCACCAGCATCTTTATACAAAGAATTATGTACTGATAAAAATTGATTCAAATCATGAATACAAAAGTCAACCGGAAATTCTTCCGTTAAATTTGCAGTAGCCAAGATAGTCTTTGTTTCAGCCATAGTTGACTGTCGTTGTCCTGTTCTAAACTTAATACCATTATTGATTGTGGCAAAGTTCTTGAGTATTGTTAGTGACTCATTCGATAACTTCATTTAATTCTCCATTATGTAATGTACTTATTGTACGCATATCAAAACGATTTGTCAATACAGCAATGAGGCAATCTTGTAAGGCTTCTTTTGTGGTATTATTGTCAATCCTAAAATCAATATCTTGACCGACCCAAGCCCATTCAGATTCATGTACATCCAATTCATTCATCATTTGTTTTCTGAATCCATATTCATATCCTTGGCGTTTTAGTTCTTTTAATTTGCCATACCACCCAGGATTTTCACCTCGTTGAATTTCAACTACGATACCACCGTTTTCTTGAATCCAATTAATTTCATTTGGAAAACGAACATCAGTAATAACATAGTGTTTTTTGAAATCAACTTTTGCATCTAATGCTTGTACCCAAAAGTCTTGGTGAAATAAATCACGGCCGACTTCTGTTCCAACTTTTTGTAATGCTTCACGGGGAGTAAAAGATCGGCCAAATCTTTTTGACCATCCTTCATCCGGTTCTTCTCTGAATTTGCGGGACTCATCAGTATCACCTTCTAGTAGGTGCCTAGGCCATCCAAACATAACGGAGGCGATATCTTTGACTGACCCGGCAAAACTCTCTTTGATAAATCCTAATTCATTTAGGATATCTCCAGCAGTTCCTTTACCAGAACCTATGAAACCGACAAGACCCACAATCATTACATTTCTCCGACAAAATTTGCCACAGCAGGCATATCACCTTGGAAGTGATACGTACCAATGTGTGCAGTTCTCATCCAAGGACACAAGAAGATTTCTCCACCCATTTTACGCCACATTTGACAGAACATATAATCTTCTGACAAGTAACGATCTGAACCACCACCAGTAATAGATTCTTTGGTGTCAATCACAGTATCAAAGAAAGCGTGAATGTAACGTGAACCATCAAAGTTTGCTTGGCCAACATGATCTGGTTTATATCGAATTGTTGGATATTCTTCAGTCATCTTAGCAAAGACTTCACGTTTAACCATCATGAAACCAGTACCAATTTCAAGAACAGACAAAGGTTCTGAAACTGAAAATTGTGCAGTACCTTTTACTGGATTGAATACGAAATCACCAGCAACTTTCTCAAGCATAGAGTGATCCATTTGAGGATTCTTTTCTAAAGCTTTTGCAACAGAACGCCACTTGATGGCTTTCTTTGGATAAGGACCACCAATAACATCTTTATCTAAGGCCAACATTGCAATAACATCTTGCGGATTAAAGCTAATGTCCGAATCTAAAAACAATAAATGTGTACAGTCTGAACGATGAATAAATTCATCTACGAGATAATTTCTAGCACGGGTAATTAATGACTCATTGAATAAAAATGAGAATTTAATTTGAATACCATACTGCATACACATACCTTGTAAATCAAGGCAAGCTTTCATGTAAAGTCCGTGGTTCATACCACCATACATTGGTGTTGCACAAAAAATGGATTTACTTTTTAATTCTTCTGTTTTTATACTAATTTCCATAAATATTCCTTATAAATAATACATCAATACTACTCTAAATTAATTCAACAATTATGTTTTATATATACAAAATAACAAACACAATTAACAATAAATCTTATTTTGGATATTCATATGACGCCGAAAATAGGTTTAATCAACATTATACAGAATCTTATAATAAAAATCAACCATCTTACAATACAATTTTACATAGAGCTATAAGAAAATATGGTTGGCATAATTTTAATAAAGAAATAGTTTATCAATCATTATATGAAGATCACATTAAAGATTATGAAGAATATTTTATAAGACAAGATAATACACATTATAAATTTGGTTTTGGTTATAACATGACTTATGGTGGAGAAGGAACTAAAGGTGTTTTTAGAAACAAAACAACTCGAAATAAAATGTCCATTGCACAAAAAGGTAAAATTAAAAGTCAAGAAACCAAAAATAAATTATTTGAAAGTATGTTACGATATGGCGATAAAATATCCAAAGAATGGGAAATAACAGATCCGGCCGGTAATACTTTTAACATAAGAAATCTTAGAAGATTTTGCATAGAAAATAATTTAGATCAGGGTAATATGATGAAAGTTGTTAACGGTAAATCTAAACATTGTAAAAAATATTTCTGTCGTAGGTTATAAAACAAAAAGGGAGTCCTAGGACTCCCTCAAATACCACTAAAGATTAAGCGTAGAAAGCGTGGCGTGCGATTTGTGACGCAGCTTTAACCATCTCACGGGATGGTTTACCCAAACGATAGAAGCTTACTTTGCGACCATCTTGTGAAGTTTTAGTGTTAGTGTAGATGCAATGACCTTCTGAACGAAGTTCATCAATACGAGCAGATACATTTTGAATACCAAAACGGCGTTGCGCTTGTGCTACGGTGAAAGTGTTGTAACCTTCAGTTTTCTGAAGTGCGTTCAACATTTTTTCTTTTGCGGATAATTTAGTCATTTTTTAATTCCTTATCATATTAAAGTTAAAACTCGTTTCAGTACGAGTAAACATATCATAACATTATGTATGTCTTTTGTCAAGCATATCTGTGGTATACTTGATTATCTACCAACTTGTGGCATAAATAGGTGTAGGTCACGGAGTTGGAGCTCCTACCTACTCTATGTTCATATTTTAACAGGAAACACAGCTAATGTCAAGTATATATTCAATATATAAAGCCACAAATACCATTAATGGTAAAGTTTATATTGGCTTTGATTCTAACTGGCCAAACCGTAAAAGATACCACAAATCACAACATAAAAAAACAAAGTCCAAATTTTATAACGCTATTTGTAAATATGGTTGGGATAAATTTGATTGGGAATTAATGTATCAATCAGTCGATGGAAACCACACACTTAAAATTATGGAAGCCTATTTCATAGAACAATTTAATTCTTTTACGGAAGGTTACAATTCGACTTTAGGTGGTGATGGTATTTTAGGATTCAAACATAGTAAAGAACAAATACAAAAAAGAACCAATAAGGTTAAAGGTAGAAAACACTCCGTGAATTGGTGTGAAAATATTTCAAAAGGAAAAATAGGTAAAAAAAGAAAACCTTTTTCTGAATCTCATTTGAAAAATTTATCAGTATCAATATCAGGTAAAAATCATCCTAAAGCAATACCGGTTACCATAAACGGAATTTTTTATACTCATAAACGACAAGCAATGAAAGAGTTAAATTTAACTAAATGGCAGTTAAATAAATTATTAGCGACCAACCTGTCCTAGGTATTTGGATTTTGTTTCCTCCCAACTTAAAAATATTAAATCCGAGTAAAACAATGTTTCATAGGATACTTTATCTTTCTTTTTGAGCTGTCTAATTCTTGGTTTAGCGTATTTTGTTTTCCAAATATTTGCCAAAGATTCTTCACTGGTATCAAACGACTTTACCAGTTGATCATCACCAATTTCTTTCCTTAGAAATTCATTGGTGTTATTATAGAGTGGTGAAAAATAGATTCCACGTTGATGTTCGGTACGAATTAAGTTTTTTGGTATTTCTAATTTACCATATGCAAAATTCAATGAACGGTTTTTGTGGTCACGCTTAAGTGGTAAACCTTGTGTATTCTTGGCTTCCCACCACTCAAAATACTTCCGTGGATAATTCTCTTTGATCCAATTAAACACTAATTTCTTAGTTTGTCTAGATGGTTCAAAAGCTACAGAACCTGATGAGAAACCCATAGCGTTCCAATGTTCAAGTCCATCGTACTGAGAGAGTCCTCCAGTCTTAGTCTTTCCATATAAAGATGTAGTTGTAACTGCTACCAACGTATCTCCATATTGTCTTTTCCAATCTTTCTGAACTGTATCAGATAAACACATCAGCGCCAATAGTTTTCCACCCATGTAATTAAATCCTAAGGGTTGTAGTGGAACGATGGTGGAACCAATTGCTGTATGATTGATCATATGTTGCTGTGTCTTAACGTCCCTAGACCATCCTATTGCGTTATCTCTAGGTGTAAGGTCTAAGAAGTCAGAAGAAATGCAGATAACACCTAGATACTTGCCGGTAACTTCATCTACAACTGTGTAAAATAAGTTACGGCCGATATTAGAGTTATTCTTCATTGTAGAAGAAAAAGTTCTAACGGCATTCCACCTTTCAGCAAGATCACCATTAGAAAGAACCATAATTGGTTTTAATTTGGCATAATCATCTGGATCTTTAGGCATCCAGAATTTAGATTTAACATCCTTAATGAGTTTCTCTTGTTCACTATCAACCATCTGAAGTTCTTCTCCAAATAGTGTATTGATAGTATGAACAGGATAACGTTCTTTGACTTCACACCATTTCTGGTATAAAGTATATTCACGAACATCCATCTGAGAAGCATAAGTTAGATCAGCAATAAGTTTTTCTTTCATTACCTCAACATCAACGTGTTCTGTTTCGGTATTAGTCTCTTGCCATTCTTGCCATTGTTTCTCTACAAATTCAAGTGGTGTAGCCATTATTTAAGTCTAATCTTCTTCATCAATTTATTACGTTTCTTGAGACCCAATTCTAATGCCAAGGGTTTGACTCTCTCAGTATACACGATTCCGTTCATATGGTCAAGCTCATGCAGAAAACATCTTGCAGATATGCCATACAGAGTAGTCTCACGTTTAACACCATTGAAGTCTTGGTATTCTACCTGAACACTTTCTGGCCTTGTAATCCGTAATCCTAAGAACGGAAAAGAAAGGCAACCTTCAATGATGTGTACCTCATTATCTGATTGGTCAATCAGATTCGGATTGTAAAATGCCACATATTCTTCACCAGCACCCATCACAAATACACGGTATGGAAATCCACATTGGTTGGCAGATAACCCAATACCATGATGTAATTTACAAGTTTCCACTAATGTTGATGCAAACTCATTTGGATTAACAGGTGGATTACTGAAATCAAATTCAGGTAACACCTGTTTTAAAATCGGGTTATCTTCACCAACTAAGGTGAATACTTTTGGTTCTGTTTTTACTGTGACTGGCTTGGCCAAATCTTCAGTATTGAAGGTAATCACATCACTCATTTTGATATCCTACTAAAATTATTATGCTTCTCAAATTTAATTACTGATCTAAACTTATCAAACAATAAATCACCCTTGTGTGAGATAACAAAGATGTTTGTATCTGTACCCATTTCATGTATCAACTTTAAAAATTCTTCCGTACCAACTGCATCTAAACTAGAATCAAACACTTCATCTAAAATCAATAAATTAGTATTGGTTGAATTCTTTAACTTGGCTATTTGTCGCCATGTAAAAAGTAAGGCCAAATCAATACGCATCTTTTCTCCTTCGGAGAAATTAGCATAAGAAAACTCATCACGATGCCTACTCTTAATTGTTTCTTCAAATGATTCATTGATATTAAAGTTCACAAAGAAATCCATTGCAGTCAGATACTTATTAATCAGTTTATTCATGATTGGTAAATACTGTCTGATGATTTTGGTTTTAATTCCGGTATCTTTTAACAAAGATGAGGCAAATTCGTAATACTGTTTATCAACAGATAAATGTTCCTGTTCTTTAATCAAAGCACCAAGTTCTTCACGCAATTCTTTCAACTTGGCATTTTCATCTTCAAGATTATCTTTACGTTCAGATAAAGTAATAATCTCTTTCTGTAACTTACCAATATATGTATTTACCGCAGTAATAGTTGAATTATGCTTAACAATTTCATTATTATGATCTTGTATATGTTTGACTATTTTTTGTATCTGTTGTGTTCTTTCGTTTGATTCTTGGATTTGTTTTTCAATATCTTTAATTGCAACTCCAACTTCTCCTTTTGTCTTATTAATTCCACTAAGCTGTTCATGTCTGAAGGCGTCAAGGATACCTTGTTTGCAGGTTGGGCAGTTGTCGTTTTCTTCATAGAACTTTTCTTCTTTTTCAACCTTCTTTAATTTTGATTCAAGCTTAGATTCTAATTGTAGTAATTTTGTAGTTTTTTTCTCTACAGATAACCTATCAGAAATTTTACTATCAAGAACTTCTATATGTTTTTGGATCAAAACAATATCATCAATAAGTTTTTTTATCTGAGTATTACTATCTGTAATTTCAGAATTCTTCTTTTTAATTTCAGTATCATTATGTTTCTTATTTTCTTCAATAGATTCTTTCTGCATCTTAATTTTTTCAGCAGTTAAATCCATTGCATACTTGTTCTTTTGTGTCTGGTCTTTAATAGCAGAAAACTTTTCTTTCACCAAGCTATTCATAGACGAAAAGATTTGTATGTCTAGTAAATCCTCAATGATGTTTCTACGATCAGACGGAGACAACTGCATGAACGGAACAAATGATGCCGAACCAAGAATAACAACTTGAGTAAAAGACTTGAAATTTAGTTTGAGAATAAACTTTTCTAGATGCTCTTGGTAATCCATCACTTTTGCATCTTGATTAATCATAATACCATTACAGTAAATCTCAAACACGTTTGGTTTAATACCACGAATTACTTTGTATTGTTTCTGACCAATAGAGAACTCAATCTCAACTATAGCAGCCTGTTGATTAATACTGTTCAATAATTGCGGTTTGTTTATCTTACGAAATGGTTTACCAAACAGACCGAAACACAATGCATCCAAAATAGTAGACTTGCCGGCACCATTATGTCCAACAATCAATGTGTTTGGTGATTTTGTAAAACTAATTTCAGTAAATGATGCACCTGTGGAAAGAAAATTCTTCCACCTTACCTTCTCAAATTTTATCATGCCTGTTCTGTATTCAATGCTT